TTCAACAATATCCCCTGAACCTACGAAGTTCCCACTAGCAACCATATCTCCATCGCTAGATTCAAAACTTGAAACTTCAATAGCTACATGAATTTTTCGTGCATAAAACGTATTAGCTTCACCAACGGTTTTGTCTAAATCGACGATGATATAATCACTTTCTGCCTCCGATCCAGTTAATTGCTTTTCACCGATACCGCAAATAAAATCTACAACTTTATCTGAGCGAATCATATCGGTTTTAAACGGCGCACTCCAATCATATCCTGTGATAGTTGTTGTGCTACTTTTTTGATTGATATATCGTTTTTTTGAAGTTTGAGCTGATGGATTTTCATTTAAATCTGTGAACCCAACTCCGCATAATTCATAGGCTTCTTCTACGTGTAAATAGTTCGCAATAGAACGTCGTTGTTTAATTGACATCTTTATGCCTCCTTAAAATAAGTTAATCGTAATTGTATTTGATATCGTGCACGGTCTTCATCCGTTTGAAACGCATATCCAGTTGATGTGCACTCGATTTTTCTCGCTTGTAAGTTACTACCTAACACAGGAAACTCACTTGCTTTATTCTTTTCCTCAATCCAATCTGCAAAATGCTCATAGAATCCACTATTCTCAATGTTTTGCAACACTTCTTGACCGTAGCTCTCTCTGCTGGCAAAAATGAATTCAAATTGCCGCACACTGCTCCCGTCTACGTATCTTTTAATGATCGGATTGGTTGGCACTTCTTCGATTGAATAGGACGCAATCTCATCATCTAGGTAATCTACGTTAATTCCTTTAGCAAATTCATCTAAATGAGGGCACTCTAGCATGAATTTTCGAATTGAATTAATAATCATCTACGTTTACCTCCAACATAATTTGCTACTGATTTAACTACATCTCGTCCTTTATCGGACCACATACGAGGAATCCATTGTTTACCCCTTAGTCCTCCACGACTTGTTCCTTGATTTCCATACCCTTTATTCTCATAATATTGTTTTTTCGCATATGGAGCTTTGTAGTGAATTTTATCATCATAAACTTGAACTTGAATATTCTTTAATCCACCTTGTCTGTACGGAACATATGGATCAGCTACTCGCCTTACTTCACTTGTAAAGAATTTTTGAGCTTTTCCATTTCTGTTAAGCTTACGTTTTAGCAAAATTTTATCAGTTGGGTCTATGTTAATTCTCACCTTTGCCATTATTGAGCACCTACATGATAATGCGCCATTAACGGACTCGATACCTTATCCCATGTAATAACACTCATAATTGTTAATACATCATCATAATTTTGTTCTAAATCTTTGAGTGAGTGACCTTTCTCTCCCGTCACTTGAAAATTAATAATATCTTTAACCACTTTATCTTTCGACTGAAATGTAAAATATTTATTAACAATATTCGGGTTCAGTTTAGCGTATTTTTTAGGACTAACGTACGTCTTGTAATTATAATCTGCGGTTAACGGGATATAGATGTTCGCATAATCTGCATTTTTCAATCCTTTGTCACCAATTTCTATTTTTTGAGCACCTTGCCAATTAACACCCCGAATAACCGTGCGATGATATTCGGTCATTCCAGTTTCTCGATTGTAGTAAGCATTATACAGTGTTAAATCTGCATTAGTAATCATTTAACCACCTCGATACAATAAACCAGTGTAAGCCAGATATTTTTTAGCTGCTCGATAATATAATGATTCAATTTCGACATTATCTGCCTGTTGATATGACACTTGATAATCTCCAACAGATTCACTTATTTTTAATTGGAGCGGAACCATTCCTGTTCCATCAGTAATTCGATACATATATTCTATAACAGCGCAAGTCGCCATTTTTACTTCGTCAGGAATTTTTTCGAGATTTTTCGTGCGATTGATGGTGATATAATCGATGAACACACTAGCATCACGATTGAATGAATCATAAACCTCAAAAGGAACTAACGTCCCTTTGAAGTTGTTTTCGTAAAATTTGTAATCGGCATACATATTTGATTACCCTCGTGAAATAATACGAGCGATAGCGATTGCCTTATGGTTGATGAATTTGTTGTTCGTTGGATCTTTGATTAATGACCAGTTAGTTCCTGTTTCTAATTCAGCATCAGTTGGTGAGTTTGTAGATGGTGTTCCTGTAAATGAGATACCTTTTGGCGCAAACACTTTACGTTGACGTGTATATAACGTATCAACCCCACCATTTGTTTTAGGGTCACGATGCATTTCGTATGGCACTTTAGCTCCTACGTTGCAGTATTGAATTGCTCCCGTACCTAATACATATGTTGTATATGCTGTGTAATCTCCATCATCTGATTTTTCTTCAGTTGGCATCGAATCGTCGATAACTACTAACTTACCATTCCATGTTGCAACTCCTAATTCACGTTGAACACCTTGTGAATCGGTATATTTTAAGTATTCCAATAAATTTAAGTTCTCTAATGTCGTTGCTACTTCTGAATGCATTAAGACTAATTTGAAGATTTTTTTGTTATCTCCACATGCTTGTTGAACTGCTTTATTAAGAGTTGTAGAAGTAACTGTTTTTTCTCCCTCATAATCAGCACCTGAAATATCTAGTGTGTGTGTATCAACAAACGTTTTATTTCCTGCTGGTGATGACATAGCAAACACACCTTTTAAGATACTTAATAACGTGTCTTGATCTACCCCATCCCAATATTCAGCAACTTGTGCAGCCACATTGTCCATGAAGTCCACACCACCAGTTACATCCTCTGAGAAGTCTTTTTCAGTAAATCCTTTTGCACGACCGATACATACAACTTCTTGAGAATATGTTGTTGTGCTTGATGTCTCAATATTTGTTACTCCATCATAGTTCGTTGGTTTTCCATCTAATAATCCGTAGATTGGGATTGTCCCTTTAACCGCACCTGATTGTGCATTGAACATTGATAATAAATCTGAACGTTGTTCTAATACACCGCATTTAAGTAATTCGTTACGTTTTAAATTAGGAATACGATCTACATATTTTCCAAATACATTAGGGTTGAAAATTTTGTTATCAAAATGTGCCATTAATATTACCTACTTTCTACAATTGAATTCCTGGGTTTGCAGTTAAATACGCCACAGCTTCTGAATAAGTCATTTCATCTAGCGACTTAGCTCCAGGTGTTTTTGACCCTTGCCCTTGCGTCCCTTTAGCAAAGTAAGGAGTTTTATCGTTAACAAACGATGTTGGTTCTGATTCTTGAAGTTTAGTCATGTATTCATCTGCTCCAACGAATACTCCATTTTCATCTACTTCAAAGCCTTGTTTCATGAAATCTGCCATAATTGATGATTTCACACGTTCAGATGTGAATTGAAACTTCGATAAATAACTTTGAGCCTTAAACTCTACTGCTTGTGATTTTAACTGATCATTCAACGCTTGAGTTTCTGTCTCGTACTTCGCTTTCCAATCATTGATTTGTTTATTTAACTCATCAATATTTACATCTTTAAATTTCTCTAACTCGTCATTCGCTTTCTCCATGTCAATGCGATAAGCTTCAGCGAGTTTTTTGTGTTTTTCGATGTCACGCTCATTGATAACTAAGATTTGCTTAGCTACCTCTTCTTCGACACCTAATGCGATTAATTCTTCTTTTTTCATTTCAATACCTCCAACTACGCTTTTTACGAGGTCGCTTCTCGTATTGTCCATGCAGTTTTACGACATGCTGATAGGTCAAATGGGTGTAAAAAAGCCTTAGTTTTTTTCTAAGCCTTTTAGCTTTTATTTCTCTTAGCAGCATGAACCGCCTTTTGAGCTATACTTCTATTGAAATCTAACACTTGATGACGCTCATTCTGTAATGGTAAGTCAGCTGCTTTGCTGAAATCTTTATAGTATTGTTTCTGACGTTGCAACTTGATACTAGCCTTACTGAATTCATTTTTAAGTTCAGAAGCGTTATATCCGATTAATTCACGTTTGGTCTTACGTATAGCCGTTTCGATTTGACGTTGTTTTTGAGTCGCTTGATACAGATTATAAGATTTACCGTTATATTCGATAATCTTCTCGTCAAGCTCCTTGATACGCTCTAAATCTGCATCTGAATAGGCTCTAACCGATACATTTGGAATAAATGGATGGAAAGTATGTCTACAGTTCCAACCACAAATCCCTGCGCCTGTTCCATACCCAGTAGATTCAACAAAGTCAGGATATCTCATATCTTTTCCTTTATAGCAAAAGACTTGTCCCTGCCAGTTTTGATGATCCGGACGAGCTCCTGCATGTGCAGTAGTTTCTACATAACTTATCCCAAGATAATCAATATTTGCCTCTGTCATTTTAGTGGCCATTTGATTACCACCAGTGACCGTTGCTCTACGAACTGCAACATCTACACGATTTGACCAGCCACTTTCGTAGTCAATAAATCTAACACCACTATCACACAAAGACTTTACAGCTCGTTTAACTGCTGTATTATAATCCAATACACCACTAGAGATTTGAAATTGAGCTAAATCTAAAGCGTTGTGATAGACTTTAGCAATCGGTTGATAAGTAATTTTCCCACCAACTGTTGTAGCAAATCCCATTGAGCCTGTGATGTTTCTCAATTCACCTTCAGTCTGCTTTATGGCAGCTTCTAGATATTGCTTCATTAATGGGCTGTTATCAAGTGTTAAAGGCGACATTCCAGCCTTTTTATAAAGCGAGACTTCACGATCCAATGAAGTTAAAGCCGCCTCATTAAATAGCTTTTCTACTTCTTCAATAGCAATACCATTAATTCGTGCGACTTCTTCTTCTATTTTCTTCATGCTAATAGCAATATCATTAGCCATCTCAATCTGCCATTTAGCCATATCAGTGACTTGCCCCGCCTTTTTAAGCCGTCTAGCAATATCTTCAATGATGAAATCCTCTAACTCTTGATATAACGGAACTAAATGCTCTTGAAGTTTTGCTAATTCATCTGGAGTTAACATTACTCTTCAAGTCCGTTATACGGCGACCTAGCCGATTCTTCTAGTTGTGGCATCATCTTTAATGCTTCTTCTTCTGTCACGCCATATTTTTTAGCTAGATAGATTTCTGGACGTAAGATATTTGCTGATACATCTGTTAACATTGAAGCTAATTCCGTTTCTTTATCAACGACAATCGAATCATCCCATTTATATGACGTTTCATAATTGCCATTACAAAGACCGTATAATTGCCCCCAAACCGACATAGCATAAACAAGGTGATCTAATGTTTCCTCAAGTGAGTTTTGAATGTCCTTCACATTTGAATACATTCGCTGCTTACTCGTAACGATTTCTGTTGCCGTTTTAGCGACTTCCATTGGATCAGATATCGTTCCATAAGAAAAGCCTACATTCCACTCAATTCGTTGAAGGATTTTGTTTAATCCATTGAAGTGTGCACTATCACGAATTTCTGGACTGTATTCTGCGAATAATTCTTTTCCATCACCTTGTTGCACATCTAATCCACGATACAAGCGTTGTTGACGTTTTGGAAGTTTTAGATTTCCCTCCTTATCCGGGCGCAAGGCGGTTGGATCAACATGGATAGCTACTTCTTTCGCTTCGTATTCCCAAATGATACGTGAGTACATTTCATCCGCTTGTTTAATTAAATTAATTGTTGATTGATTTCCATAAACCGATACACCTAATGGCGAGGTTTGATCTACGTTATTAGCAAATGGCATTTTAAAATATGCAAATAGAGGTTTATCGATGTTATTAATCGTTACTGGTTCTTCTGATAGTTCTGACCACTCATCGACGCTAGTTAACGATACCTCTCTCCCTAACGATACATCATCATGATTTTGCATGAATGAATTTGTATGTTTCATAAACGCCTTATTTGTAATCGTATAACTTCTATTTTTCCATTCATGAACCTCTAGACGTGTGTAAAGTTTACTTCCTTCTTGTTTCTGCTCCACGAAGACCGCTGATGTAATATCGCCTGTATTGTTGTAAGTAATCGGATAAAAATTATCTGCCTGAACATAATCAACGACAATTTTGTCATCATCTACATAAGGCTTAAATACAATTCCACCTTTTGCAGTAGCAAACTCTGTTTGGTTACGTAATTGCTTTAAGACACGTTTATATTGCTCATTTAAGAAATCGTTATTCGTGACTTCACTTTCTAACTCGACAGTGACTAAGCGAGCCATCTCACGTGCAATAGTGACAGGTAAGCCTAAACTAAAACATAGCGGTTCATCCTGGTTTGCATACTCGCCGTAATTTAGCCATGGACACCTTAACTCATACAATGAAGACCAGTTGCTAATCGCATTAGACATTTCATCACTCACCGCAATCTCCACGTCCATCGCATTACTAATCGTGTTTTTAGGAAACATCTTACTCACCGCCTTTTTA